GTACAGTTCCACGTCTGGCCGTTTCAAAAAAGTTCTGGTTCAGCTTCATTTGCGCCCAGGGATACTTGGTTCTACGGGTTCTTTGCAATCCGTCAGTAACTGAGTTGTACCGGATCGGTGCGTCATAGTCATTGTTTAACGTCAAATCTTCCATCTTGTTTTAATTTTAAGTTTTCAATAGTGGGACAAAGATAATAGACAACCTTTGTAAACTCATTCAAAAAATAAAGAACATGGTTAAAAAAGTACCCATAAAATCGGCTTATTATATTAGTATTAATCTGAATAGGCTTTATCAATTGTCAATACTTTAGTAGCCGAAGCCGAAACACACTTTCGACACAATAATTTTGAGCAATTGTGTTACACGCAAGTGATTGATTTATATTGAGTTGAACTTGCCAGCTACACAAAAACGAAATACACAGATTCATTTCCACTTTTGGCCATATAGTGTGTGTGTGTTCTTTTAGAGAAACTATAAAAAAATAGACTTATGAAGTGTGTATTACGTTTATTCGTAGCCGTTTCGACTTAATCCTTGTCTGTCAATCAGTTACGTGTAACACATTCAAAATCGGATTTGTAGCAACCTGTTACAGATCGCTCGAAACTATTCTGCCTGAATCAGTTAGGCTCGAATCGGTATAAATTGAAGGTACTTTTTCTTTGCAAATCTGATCGCGTGTACTTACATTAGCCGAAATAATCAGCCAGATGGGATACGAACACAAAGAGAATAGCGGTAGTCTATTCAGGAATGAATCAAAGAAGTCGGACAATCATCCCGACTACACCGGTAAGATTAACTACAAGGGCGAAACGCTCGATCTATCCGGTTGGATCAAGGACACGAATGGCAAGAAATGGCTCAGCCTGAGTTTGCGCGAACCGCGCCAGGCGGATGCGAGCCAATCATCACCTACATCGGATCTTCCGTTCTGATGATTTCGATCTGTCACCCATCATACGGACGGCCTGAGCAGGCTCGGCGGTGTGTTCAGCAGTGGTTAGATCGAATGGTTACGGATAGTTCGATTGAGTGGATACTATCGCTCAACGATAACGATCCTCAGTTCAGCAACTACATGAAGGTAATGGATGACACCGGCCTGATTGTGGTTGCTGATTCGTTCAATGGCATGGTTGCTGCATCGAACGCGGCTGCATCGAGATCGAAGGGCGATATCCTGATCCTGGTCAGCGATGACATGGAAGCACCGCAGGGATGGGATCAGTTGCTACTGGCCGATCAGTACCTGAACGGTGCGAATCCGGTAGTATTGCAGGTGCATGATGGTATCCGATCGGATATAATGACTCTGCCCATAATGAATCGTATAGCATACAATGTTCTGGGGTATTTGTATCATCCCGGATACATCTCAATGTTTGCCGATAACGATCTGGCCGAAACGGCTAAGACGCACCATCTGTATCGGGTCAGTTCGATCGTAGGGTTTCAGCACAATCACTACACGGTGGGTAAGTCGCAGAAGGATGCGACCTATGACCGGGAGAATAGTTCGATCGCTTGGAAGGTCGGTGAGAAGTTATTTGAACAACGTAAGGCTGGAGGGTTTCCGCTATGACCGACATCCTCACCATCTGCATCCTGACACTGAACGACCGCGAGCAGTTCTATAACAGGCTGCGTCAATGCCTCGATCCGCAGGTGATGGGTAAACCGGTACGAATCATCACGGTCAAGGACAATTACGAGAGTACGATCGGTGAGAAACGGAACAGTGCAGTCGATGCCGTGCAGACTGAGTATATGTGCTTTATCGATGATGACGATCTGGTAGCTATGAACTATGTGGATACGATCCTGAAGGTGTTGGAATCGCGGCCAGATGCGGTAGGTATCAGGGGTATGCTTACTGAGGGCAAGTCTACACCGTTATATTTTGTTAATCACTTAGGCTATGAATGGGATGCTAAGCCGAGATGGGTCAAAGGTCAGATTACATATCATCGCCCGGTCAACCATCTCAATCCGATCCGAACGGAGATCGCCCGTAAGTATCCGTATGCGATCCTAAACCATGCAGAAGACTTCGACTATGCGAAGCGCATGGCTGCTGATAATGCGATTTCGGTATGTCCTTTGATAGATAGAATTTTGTACTTTTACCAGTACCGAAAAAACAAGTGAGCGCAAAATCATTACTAAAGTTCCTGCATGACAATATCGACCCGGATCAGTTAGTTGCCGATTACATGGCACTGAGTAAATCCGAACGGGTTAAGTATGCTATTGAGATCACGCGCCTGTTGAAGGAAGACGAATCGAGCGGAGCAGTTACATTGACCGTTAAATATCCTGATGGATCACCATTTAACAATAGTAGCTCAACCGCTGCATAGTGGGCAATTGTCCGTTATTGCCAGTTCAAAGAGGTATAATGTCCTAAAGATTGGTCGCAGGTGGGGCAAGACTTTTTGCTCAGTCAACTACCTGATAATTGCACCGGCTTTGGAAGGTTATCCGGTAGCTTACTATGCTCCGACCTATAAGGATTTAGATGAGGTCTGGCAGGAGTTGAAGACGTTACTCGAACCGATTATAATCAAAAAAAACGAGCAGACTAAGCAGCTTCGACTTATTGGTGGTGGGGTTATCGATTGTTGGAGTTTGGATAATCCTGATTCTGGTCGGGGTCGCAAGTATAAGCGCGTGGTGGTGGATGAGGTCGAGAAATCGAAGAAGTTTAAGGAAGCCTGGCAGGGAGCGATTATGCCGACCTTACTCGATTATAAGGGGGACGCTTGGCTACTATCCACACCAAAGTTCGGAGATACCTACTTCAAGGAATTGCACAAACGAGGGGGAGAGCCGGGATGGGCAGCATTCAACCTAAGCACGTACGATAATCCGCATATTGACCGCGATGAGGTTGATGAGTTACGCAAGCAGTTAGATGATCTATCATTCCGGTGTGAGATATTAGCCGAAGATGTCGATCTGGCTTACAATCCGTTTGCGTATGCGTTCGATCCAATCAAGCACGTTCAGCCGGTACAGTTCGATCCGAAGGGGACGCTATACCTATCGTTTGACTTCAACGTGGATCCAATTACGTGCATAGCGGTGCAACAGTACGGGACTGAGATACACGTGATCCGTGAGTTTGCTCTGGCCAACTCCGATATTTACGCTCTATGCGATCAGATCGTATCGGCCTATCCGACTGCATCGTTCGTGATCACAGGCGATAGTACGGGGGCTAATCGCACTGCGGTGACTCAGGGCAATCTTGGGTATTATGATGTGGTGCGTACTAAGCTGCGGTTAGGCAATGCCCAGATGAAGCAACCCCGAATGAATCCATCGGTCAGGGATACGCGGGTGTTGTTGAATAGTCTGCTTCAGAATGCAACGGTCAAGATCGATCCGAGTTGCACGGGGTTGATACGGGATCTGAAATATGTGGAGGTGGACGGTGAGGGCGATATCAAGAAAGACCGATCGACTGAAAACAAGAAGGCCGATCTGCTCGACTGCATGAGGTACTATTTATATACATTTCATTCCGATTTCATTCGATTCTTTTTGTAAATTTGCTCTATGGCTACATATTACGCAAGCGGTATTATCCCAACGGGTCAAGAGGTTAATTCGTTTACGCTTACATTATTTTATCCTAATGATTTTACGTTTGATAATATAGCTAACATTGCATCTATTACAACATTAAAGTCGAATTATGAAGCTGTACTTAATGGTGATGTTACATTCAATTTAACAACAGTTTTAACGGGTACAAAGGTTGAGATTACGTGGGTTGATCCATCACCGAACCCCACAACGGTAACTTTTTATGATAATATAATCGGTAGTTCTTTTACATTCAATTTCACCGAAGCAGAATTATGCACCGGATGCGGATCGATCGAATGGGCAGAATGTCAGAATGATTACACTATAAATCTTGGTTTGAACAGTGAAACTCAATACATCTACACGCTGACGAACTCCCAGACTGGAATCAAATATATTCAGACGAGTATAACAGATGAGAATGGAGTTACTACATGGGATACTTATTTGATGCCTGAGTTATACGTTAGCGGAAACGTATTTGTCCTGACTGCAACTGATGGATCAGAAGATGTTACATTCACCTACAACGGTACTGAGTACAGTTGTATGCAGATTACGATTGTTAACCAGACTAACATAACAGACTGATGATCGAACTAATCACTATCAGCATTATGCTGACTCTAAACGGGCTGATGTGCAACGGCTTGTATCTGGCAACGCAACCAGGTATGTTACTATCGGGCATCGGTGATTGGGTGCATGACTATATGCCGAAATTATACAGTCCGATCTGCGGCTGCATAACCTGCATGGCATCGATCTGGTCATGGCCGTTCTGGTTAGTATCATCGAATCCGATCTATTTTGTAGGATATATCTTCGCACTGGCAGCAGTGAATACATTATTCTATAACACATTCTTCGATGAGCAGTAACTACGGCATAATGACAATCGGAATCACTGAACACGCGAACTCACATTTCGTAGTTACGATTGTTCAGACACAGACACGTGATTCAATGGATGATTACAGTATGTCATTATCAGCAGTTCACGAAGTTATATCGGTCAAGGGTGATACATTGAATAATATGATTGAGTTGAAGATAGATGGGTTCGAGTGCCACATGGCGGTCAACGATTTGAAGGGTATAGTCATCGATGGAGTTAGTTACAATGGCAACTACGCAGGAGCATTAGCAGCACTGAATGCAGCATTCAATTTTAGTTGATCAGATCAATGCGTTACTCATCACTAACGGATGGTCACCGCGCGGAACGTGCGCCTGCAAGGGCAGGCCATACCGTTGGACTAAAGACGGTTATCAGTTCAAGCTATACGCAGACAGATGGATAATATCACACGGAATAAATACGATTCGATTTGGAAGCAATGAAACGGTTATCGCAGAGGTTACGGACTATCTGGCTCAAGGTTAAGACGCGGTTGGGTGGCGCACCCGTCTGGCAGATTCAGGAGGGGCATATCATCGAGCCTGCGTTCATTGCCGGAGGTGTTCAGTACTTCAAGGTTCGTGACCAGTTCAACACGCACACGCTGCGAGGGATGAGTGCAGTCGAGATATATGATAAGTGGAATATGCGGATGGAGCGGTCAACGCTGACTAAGTACATCGATGAGTTACAGAAGTGTTTCAATGCAGGTAAGTCAATCGATCTGAACAGAGTCGTATCGCTTATAAACGGTATGCGCGATCGGATGGATTTCGTTCTACCGCCTCAGGATTATTTGTGGGATCTGTTCTGTGTAACTTACTTCGATACGAATGAATCTCCGTACAGTTACGATCCTGACTATCAGGTAGCGAAAAAGGAACGTCTGAAGCAATCGGGCGATATTGATGATTTTTTTTTATTCACGCGGCTGAGCGAATTACTACCTTTGCCCAAGCTATCAGCGGACGATTTAGCGGCAGCCTTCAAGGTGATACAGCAGTTGGACGAATTGAACTTAGCGAATCTGTATCAGGACGAGCCGCGTCCAGAGCAGAGCAAGAGTTTGTAAACCGCACCCAAGCGGAGCGGCATTATGGCGTGGATGTTTCGCGCAAAACTTTATGGGAGTACCTGTTACTGTGCGAGCAGATGCAGAGGGAAGTAAAGGAATTGCAGCGTAATGGCAACAACAGACATTAAGATTAAGTTTACGGTCGAGGATGAACAGTCCCTCGACCAAGCTATTGATAAGATGGTTCAGCTCGGTAAAGTCACCGAGAAGGATGCGGAGATTTTCAAAAAGACCGGATCTGAATTTAAGAAGGGCGTATCGGATGAGTTAAAGGCTGCCGGAGTTAGTGCAAAGCAGTTCGGTGATGCGCTGACTAAGGGTGCTACTACTGCTACTACTGCTACTAAATCACTTCGCGCACAGTTAGCCGAAGCCAAACAGGCCGCAGTCGAAGCAGGTCAAGCGTTCGGTCAGGGATCGCAGGAGTTTGCCAATGCTGCCAAGCGTGCCGGTGAACTCAAGGCTGAACTGGGCGATCTGAATCAGACGTTAGATGCGCTCGATCCTGATGCGAAGGGTAAAGCGTTTAATCAGTTAGGTACGGCTGCGTTCGGAGCGTTTCAGATTGCTACGGGTGCGCTCCAGGCGTTTGGGGTCGAGAATGAGAAGGTCAATAAGTTAGCGCAGCAGTTTCAGGGCTTATTGAATTTAACGCAGGGTCTGAGTCAGTTAGGTCAGATCGGTGATGCGTTAAAGAACGTATCAACCGTATTAGGCTTCACTACGCAGGCACAGAAGGCGGCACAGGCTGCAACGGTAGCAACTACGGTAGCGATCGAAGGTGAGGCGGTAGCATCTACAACTGCTGCAACGGCTACAAAGAGACTGACTGCTGCACTCGTTACATCACCGCTTGTAATATTTGCAGCAGCGGCAGCGGCCGTAGCAGGTGCGATCTATTTGGTTGACGAGGCGAATGAGGAAGCAATGGAATCATCGATCCGGCTTCAAAAGAAGTTTGCTGATTTAGCGGCGGCGGCAAGTACATTTGATAAGAAATTTGAAGAATCGCAGGATAAGCGAGTGCAATCATTGCAAGATCAGATCGATTTAGCGGCAGCGCAGGGGCAAAGTCAGGATAAGTTAATTAAGTTAGAAATACAGAAGCAGCAAGCTATTATCGAATCGAATCGAGCAGCAATTGAATCGGGAAAGGGTACGTTAAAAGCTGACGATGAACGTATAAAGGCGAACGAGCGTGCTATTGTTGCGATCAAAGTTAAAGAGGCAGAATTAACTACCTATTTAAAGAATGAGGGTATTAAGCGAGGTGAAGAAGCAAAACAAGCTGAAAAGAAAGCCAAAGCTGAAAGTGCAAGAATAGCCAAGGAAGCTGAAGAGGAACGTATTAAAGCTGAGAAAGATGAAGCGGCTCGAATTGCAGAACTTAAAAAGCAGTTTGAGCAAGAACTTGCTACCCAGACTAAGGACATCGATGAGAAAGCAAGTATTCAGAAGTTAGCAAACGCTGAGAAATATTTCGGCAAAGAGAAAGATTTGAAGCTGGCCGATATAGCTACAGAGTTACAATCGGTCGAAGCTAAGATAGAACTGAATAAAACTTTCGGACTTGAAACAACTACCGAGCAGCAGAAGTTGTATGCTCAGTTAGCATTGCTCAGAAAGGAGTACGATGCGACTAACGCAGCAGGCAATAAGACTGCATTGCAGAGTTTCCTTGCAGATAATGAGAAGATAATCGAAGCGGCATTAGAGGTTTACACGGAACTTTCTCAGGCATTTTTAGATATAACTTCTGCACAGACAGATGCTCAAATTGAAAAAGAGAATGAGCAGTTTGAGCAAAGTAAAGCAGGATATGATCAATTGCTTGCAGATAAGGCTATCAGTCAGCAGCAGTACGATGATACGATAAAAGCATTAGAAGAACAGAGAGCCAAAGAAACGGCTAAACTTCAGCGCGAGCAGGCTATTCGCGAGAAGGCATTAGGAATATTTAGTGCTACTATTCAGACTGCATTATCTATTCTTACGATTATGGCGCAGCCCGGAGTAGATTACTTTGTAAAACTTGCTCAAGCAATTGCAGCAGGCGTGCAGGGTGCTGTTCAGATCGCAACTATCGCAGCAGCTCCACTTCCAAAGTTTGCCAAAGGAACTCTATCGGTTCAGGGCGGTATGGAAGGTCAGGATTCGGTACACGCGATGGTAATGCCGGGCGAGGCGATTATACCGACTCGTACTAATCGTAAGTACAAGGAGGCAGTTCGAGCCATCTATCACGAATCAGTACCGGCTGATGAACTTGCTCAGTTCGTAACGCTCAACCCACAGATGCGCTATGCGTTACTGATGGCAGCAGGTGAGCAGTTTAACAGTTCGATCGTGAATAAGCCTACCAATATCAGCACGGCTCAGGTGATGAGTAACTATATCAGCAACTCCGTTCGGGGTGGATCGTCTACGGTTCGAGGTGGATCGAGTTCGGTTGATCTGAGCGGTCTGCGGAGCGATGTACGAAACAACAAGGCGGTCAAGATCGACAACACCAAACAACTCGCTCAGTCTATTGCTGATGCGCTCAGTTCAACTAATAACGCCAGACGTAAGTGGTAAGATTCTATCTTGACGGCATCGAAATGGAGTCACCCCTAAACTGGGTGGATTTCAACCTGAACTTAAAACGGGACAAATCGATCGATGCGTTATTGCTTGTAAGTGATACGACATTAGAATGGATGGGTTCGGGTTATGTGTATCTGGTCGGACTGATCGAATCTGATGGATTCTGCGGATTCTCTGAATTGCTTGTAACGGATGACGAATCGCCTGAACTTGAGATATTCAAGGGTCGCATATTTCTATCGGCAACGGAGATAGACGAAGGCATCTGTACGATTAAGACGAAGGTAGAAGATCGCTCGTTCTACGCGATGATTAACAACAACAAGTCTATTGAGGCAGACTTGACGGCAGGACTTAGTAAGGGCAAGGTAGCGATCACACCTGTTGACGATTATATGATCGATTGCCATGCTGTTATAACGAATGTGTACAAGAGAACTGTTTATTCTGTTAGAGTGTACGAAGCATTCCGGTATCTTGTTGAATTTATGACTGACGGTGTGGTACAATTTACATCGGATACATTTGACGCAGGTGGTGAATGGGAAGGATTGTGTATTACTACGGGATTGAAATTAAGAGGCGCGACTGGCCCTGCTTTCAATAATCCTCCTTTAACTCAGTTCAGTTTCAAAGAACTTTACGAAGAGGTACGCAAGAAGATTCCGATCGGTATAACCATAGATGAGGCGGCAGGAGTGTACACGGTTCGGATAGAATCGATCGATTATTTTAACCAGTCGAGCGGTGCGTTTGCCTTTAAAAACATCGATAAGATTCGCACAAAGTTTAATGAGGATAAACTATACGCATCCATCAGAGTCGGATCAAATGCTATTGATCAATCGCTGACATTCCCAGAAACGCAGCCTATCATCGGCTATCGTGAGGAGCAGCTATTCAACAATATAAACTGTAACATTGACAACGAACTCGACCTGCTTAGTAAATGGATAATCTCATCTAATGTAATCGAGGATTGTGTAACCAATCTATCGGGTTATTACGATGAGGATTTGTTTCTGATTACTACCACTTACGTGAATGATCTTGTTGGAATCTGCACTGCTACTGACATATTTAATGCAAGTGATTGGTTCTATAACGATCAGCTTCGGAATATTAACGTATTGCAGCGATACGCTAACGGCATACCTGCATCGGCTTTGCAGTCGTTCAATGGGACACCTGCGGACTTCTACGCGTGGCAGACAACGACTCTCACGCGGCAACGAATAGCAACGGTATCGAGCGGAACGGTTGTTAACAATGCTCCTACTGGTACATTCGTGAATGATATGGTTATCTTCGATGATGATATTAATGCGCCCGGATCAGACCCGAACGGAGTTTATCTAACTACGGTAGGTGCTATCGGAAAGGACAACGTATTTACTGCTCCGGTTGATGCTTACTACACGTTTCAGGTCTTTGTCGATGCTACGTTAACGGGTAATGTAACGGGTACGATTAATGCGGGATTTACACAAAATTTACGTGTATCCAGTTTTGGAGGTGGTAATTCAGTAACAATTCGTTTAGACTATAACACTTATACCCCTGCTAACGTAGCGGTTGATGTTAATGTACCAATTGGTACTATCTGTACTGGTAGTTACAATTGGACATATTCTGCTAATCAAAATAATTCTGGGCCGTATCTTGTCAATAACACAAATCAGGTGTTTTCATTTAGCAAGTATCTGTTGGCAGGGTGGCGGTTAAACATTGACAATAAATGCAACTTCAACACATATGTTGAAACCAACGTCGGCAATCCTGGCGGAACTATCACAATTACTGAGAACGTAAACGTGGCGATCGGATCGTTCTTTACTTGTATCGGTAATTCTACAAACAATACGAACATAGTCGTAGGTGACATAAACGAATACATCGCTTACGAACATTCGTTCGATTATCCTATGACCGCATCGGAGTTTCTGTACGTCAAGAACAATCCGCGCAATCGGGTTGCATTCTCGATGTTTGGCAAATCCGATCGATACGGATGGATCAGCGATCTTAAATACAACTGGAACAAAGGAACTGCAACGGTTAAACTCGAATCAAACACTACAAACAATGCCTGAATTTATACCTAACCAACCGATCACATTCGGTGCGACCGCTCAGGACTGCCTGAATAACGATCAGCGCGCCTATGCGATGCTGATGCAGGGACAAGAGAAATGGAAGTTACAGATACAGAATACTTCGTGCGACGGGCAGGAGGGTACGATATGTGATCCAGATATGAATGATATAGGTGGGTATCTGGTTAACTCAGAGTTTACCAGTGCGAGTGAATGGACTGCGGTAGATGCAAACGTATATCCTGCGTTTGGATATGCAGTAATTTACGTTGATGCTGGTAGTGCAAATATGGGAACGCTTACTAAAAGTGTTACAGTCCCTGTTGGATGTTATCCGTTCGGTGATGGACATACAACTTATAAGTTATCATTTGAGATAGTTAATTCTTATATTCAGGGGACGTGTTCTTTTTTTATTAATTCTTTATTTTCAGGATCTGGTGATTATAGATTATATAATGGATATCCAACTATTGGAGTTAATGAATTATATGTTCAAATAAATGATGCTTACAATGAAATACGAATCGGACTAACCGGTACCGATGGCGATTTTGTGCGAATGAAAAACATTAAACTTCAAGAAGTAGCTAAATGTTGGCAAATGACTTCTGATGTATCGTCTGGTACAGATGATACTGCGACAAAAGGCCCTGCATGGTCATATTCTGTAATAGGTACAACAGGTTCATTTACATCTTTACCTTCATGGGATGTAGTGTTTCCAATAACATTTCCTTGGCCTACTCTTGATGTATGTCTTAATTCAACTTTATCTGTCAATGACACATTATTGCTAACTTATACAATCAGTAACCAAACGGCAGGATCTATCTATCCGGTGTTAGGCACTCAGGCGGGAATAATCCGAAACACCAACGGCACGTTTACCGAATATATTATCGATGATGTAGGTTCAGATAATTTGCAATTCTGGACAGACAAAGATTTCGATGGCACGTTAACAATCGTTGAAGGCTATGTGTACGCCAACTGCCACACCATTGACGTAGTCGATGCCGTAACGCTTGCACCTGTTGCAACCGGATACGTCCCATCGTATGTAAACGATAAGATCGAGATGGTGTTTAACCCTCAGTCAATACCGGGTGAGGCAGGTGGTGAGCCGAACGACTTCGCTCTGACCGATGGATGCTACCGTATTCAGTTTAATGATTGTTGTAATGAGCAATCGTATATATCCGATACGGTCATCAACTACACTACGGGGTCGCATGACTGCACCGTTCTGGTCGATGCTACCTGCGATGGTCAGGCGTTTGGATTTGATTTCAGTGCGAACTTCAGCTTATCGCATCGATTGCGTACACTTAGATTCAATCCTACTTATCGAAACGAGGGTGAAGATTCACAGGGGTCTAATGGTGTGAAACGCAGGCCATTCGCTCAGTCAGAAAAGGTTTATAGTTGTATCTTTGATTACTGCGATGAGCCTACGCATGACGCAATTAATACGCAACTATTGTGCGATACGTTAACCTTCGATGGGGTCGAGTATTTCTATCCGATCAAAGACTATGCACCTGACTGGGCAGATCGCGGTAAGCTAAATCTGGCTCAGTCACAGATCGAACTGCAACGCAAACAATCGGTAATATTTAATCGCAACTGTATATGAAGGATTTTGGAATAGTTACAATCGCCTGCGGACATAATCTGTACGGGCGATATGCGTGGAATTTAACCGTTTCGTCTAAGGCTAATGACATGGGAATGCCCGTCACACTTATAGCTGATGCAGAGGGGATCAGTGAATTAAATGAAGGTCAATTAGCGATGTTTGACAAGGTGATAATGGTTAAAGATTCATGGTACACGTTCAAAGGTTTGAAGCTACCGCTGATGCTTAAATTCAAGCTATACGACTTATCGCCGTACGACCGCACTCTGTTCATGGATGCAGATACTATTATCAGTCCTATGCAAGATATACGGGCATGGAGCGAATCGATGAAGGGTACACCGTTCACAATGGCTAACAGAGGATACAACGATCCTGATAAGGGTATATCGGAATGGGTCGATAAGGATATACTTAAAGCTACATATGACGTTAAGGCTTGGATCGATCTTAGTAGTGAGTTCATTTACTTCGAGCGGTCTGAATCGGTTGCAAAGATGTTCACCGATGCGATGAAATTTTATAAGGACGATAAGTTACCGATGCGAAAGTTTGCAGGTGACCGTCCAGATGAGCCATTCTTTAATCTTGCAATGGATAAAAATGGAATCGCACCCCACAAAATTCCATACGCTCCGACCTATTGGTTACCTGCTCAACAAAGATTCAGATCGGCAATGGAAATTAAGCGCGAGTTTTTCGGTTTTAGTTTGGGCGGCAAAGAAATACCGAAAACACAAGAGAAAATCTACGCAGAATTTGCGGCAAATGTAGCATATTTAACTGGTGTCCCTACGATGCGGATAGGACACAAAAAACAATACCTATCTGAACGTCAAGTTATATAACGGAAATGCCAGCAGTTACTCCTAATTTCATTGAACCGTATCTTAGTCAGAAGGTACGTCACCTGTATTACGATGATTCAGTCGAGATGGCTGAAGCATTAGAAATTCATGCGGATGGAGAATATCCAGAAAAGTTGATCGAAGAGCGTAGACCGGCTGAAACGCGCGAGATTCATGAGTATCGAAAAAAGATATTTCAACCGATCACTAAGCCGGTATTCAGCAAGATTTATAATAGCCTGATGAAGATCCGAAAGTCCGGTGACTGGATGCTATCATTCAAGCCTGATCTCCCGGCACGAATTGCTGAGAATGAAACGCCTGAGCGGTATCTGATGGAGGACTTTCCGAAGCACCACAGTATCACGAATTGGATGTTTTCGATTGCGTTCAAGAAGTATCTGTGCGATGCTAACTCGGTGGTGTTTACATTTCCGCTTGAACTGAACGTACCGGATAACGAATACCTCAAACCGTATCCGCGTATATTCGATGCCGATGAGGTGATCGATTATAAGGAGGGCAAGTACTTCGTTTTGGAAGATGAGGAAAAAATACACTACGAAAAAGACGGTAAGTACTACACTGACGGGCGTAGGTTCTGGGTAATTCAGCCTGACGTGATTCAAGTATTCCATGAGTTGACTCACATGGGTAAGATCGTAGAGATTCTGAACATTGAGAATCCGCTTGGGTATATGCCGATCCGATGGACTTACGGGCAGAACGTAGAGATGAATGCCTACACAATGCTGAACGAATCCCGTATCAGTTCGATTGTGCCAAAGTTAAACGAGGCGATTCGTGAGTACTCAGACTTGCAGGCTGAGATCGTAATGCACATCCATAGTACTATGTGGAGTATGCAGCCTCAGCAGTGTAAGACGTGCAGGGGGATCGGTAACGTGCCGCGTGAAAATTCAGCACCCGTTCAGTGTCCTGCTTGTTCAGGACTGGGGCTTGCACCGCTGAATCCCTTTGAGCATTTAGTACTTGCACCACCGCGCCCTGGTGAGCCAGCGATACCGACCCCTCCGATGGGATACGTGCAGAAAGATACTGAGATTGCACGGCTTCAGCAGGAGCGTATTCAGCAAATGATATACGATGCGCTCAGTTCGATTAACATGGAGTTTCTTGCAGAAGTTCCGCTTAGTCAATCAGGCACGGCAAAGCAGGTAGATCGTGAGGAACTGAATAGCTTCGTTCACTCGATTGCAGAGGATGTGGTACGTATAATGGATGGGGTAGTTTACGACTGTTGCGCTTGGAGATATTCAGGTGTAACCGATGACATTCGTGCGCTTGTACCGTACATCCCTGTACCTGATCAGTTCGATATGGTCAATGGTAGTACGCTCATTAGCGAATTGCAGCAGCTAACAACGGCAGGTGCTGACCCGGCTATTATCAATGCGGCACAGATCGAGTTGATCAATAAGAAATTCAACGATGAGGGATCAAAGCAGGCTACGATCTTGCAGCTTCAGCTTGATCCGTTTGCAGGTGTATCGGTTGATGAGTTAGCATCGGCTAAGACGTTCGATGCGATTACGCAGGAGGATTTCATTATTCATAGCAACATCGCTCATTATGTAAGACGCGCATTGCAGGAAAACCCTGACTTTGGTCAGTTAGGATATACTGAGAAAATGACCGTACTGAACGGATACGCAAGGGAACAGATCGGACTGAATGCCAACGCCTGAGCAACTCATAGCAGACCTTGAGGATACCATAGCCGAATCATTAGATCGGTTCAATGGCCGTCTGCCAAAGGTTGAGCAGGATATGTATGCGCGTATCTTGGAACTATCGGCTGATCTGGAAACGGATAAAGGCGGTCGGATCAAGCCATCGATGAAGAATATCAGGCTGATTGGTAAGATCAAAGAGGAACTAACCAATACGATCTTTGATGGGCAGTATAAGAAAGAACTTGATAAGTTAGTCGATACCTATGAGCGCGTAACGAGTATTCAGAATCAGTACTTCACTTCGGTAGCAGGTAAGTTCACCGCACCTGCCATCGTCAAGGAGGTACAGAAGTTAGCGATCGAATCCGTTACCGATCAGCTCGGACGAGAGGCAATGGGTGTGAATATATCAGCACCGATCAGGGCGATGCTGAATCAGGCGATCACTACGGGCGGCACGCGTAAGGAGTTCACCGAGCAGGCTCGGAAGTTCCTGCTCGCTGAGGATGGTGGTAATGGAAGTCTGACCAAGTATGCCAGTCTGATTGCAACCGATTCGCTCAATACGTACTCAGCGACATATAACTCGTTACTGACCGATGATCTTGGATTCGAGTGGTTCAAGTATTCAGGATCGCTCAAGCAGACCTCAAGGGATTTCTGCAAGGAACTTATCGATGCGTCAGGTCGGGGAGGTTGCTTGGAGTATATCCACATCAGTCAGATTCCGACCCTGCTCGATGGGAACATCTGCGGTACGATGGTAGCATTGTACGATAAGACCGGACTGCCTGAAGGAATGAAGGACGGGACTAATCCGGCTAACTTCAAGATAAATCGAGGCGGGTGGAACTGTAACCACCAACTGACGGGCGTTCCGACTGCTATGGTTCCTAAAAGATTGCGCGATCAGTTTGAATAATTATTAATATATTTGCAATATGATAGAGGTAATTCGTAACGGCATACTTTGGTTTGAATTTCCTGCTGCTAATGAGCAGAATGTACGCGAAATGCTGATGAAAAAAGGTGTAGATCGTGAGTGTATTTTCCGTACTAAGGGTGAAGATCAGGCTAAGATCGCCGCATCAATCAAATCAAAGTTAACAACAGTCGAACCAACTAAGGTTAAAACATCATAACCATGACAATAGCAGAAGCATTACACCAACTTGCGGAACGTGTCGATTTCGATTCGTCTGATGAGGCATTGAAAGCAATTGTATCGAATCCGGCATTATCGCAGATCGCAATACCCGATAATTTTGCTCAGGCACTTAACCGCTCGCTGATGACTGAGTCAGAGGCGAAGATCAACGGAAACATTAAGAAACATTTTACTGCTACTGCTCTGAACGGTGTCGATGCGAAGATGCGCGAAGTACTCGATGAGATGGGATTCGATGAGGAAAGCAAGGGTACAATCTTTGCAGAACAGAATAGTTACAACCGTATCAAATTGTTAGCCACTGCGATAAGCGAGTTAAAGGATAAATCAGTGACGGCTGTGGGCGGTGAAAAGAAGGCTCTACTCGACAAGGTAACCGAACTTCAACGGTTAGTAAATGATGAGAAATCAAATGCGGCCAAACAGATCGAGGCAATCAACCAGAAATGGACTTCGACCCTGACTGACAAAGAGATAAGTTCCATGTTTGGGAACTATGACTACGCTCTGGACGTAGATAAAGAGATTGCGGTTCAGACTGCCCGTAACGTTTGGGAGCGCGAATTGAAAAACAAAGGCGGCAAATACGTTTACACTGAGGAAGGTGTGAAATTAGTTAATGCAGAAACTCCAGATTTGCCATTTACGATTGAAAATAAAGCCGTAGATATTCGTACTTTTACAGATGCGGTTCTGGCTAACAACAAACTGTTGAAAGTCGCTAAACCGGCTACAACTACTACCACTACCGCAGCTGCTCCGGCACATTCTACACAGGGTGCATCGGTGGCAAAGCAATCAGTAAGTAAGGCTCTTGCAGATTTCCGCGCAGGGTCAATGTAATGAAGTGAACTGATACAATGATACGGCACTCTATGAGTGCAACACTTTCGGGCGCAAGCCAATAATGCCAGAGGTCTTCTACCTCTACAATTATTGACTAACTTCTTAAATACTCATAGCAAATGGCTAATGGTTATTGTGAAGCCCTTCTGTTGCACTTAGAGTCAGTAGCAGGGCAAAATTATCCCGGTCAAAAAGTGACCATGCCGGGATTCTTAAATTCATTACTTCTATCCCCAGATCGTCCTAACATCGTTAACGATGTAAATCGTGGCGGTCATTATGGTACTGCGCGTGTTGCATATATGCCGCGTACTACTGCATCTCAAGTAACGACAACCGACACTTGTGCGGTAGATGTTGTTCCAGCATTCAGAGAGGTTGACGTAACAGTTGATAATCTGGTTCAGACCGGTGTCTGGGTACCGGATGACACTATCCGTCAGTACTGCGAAGATGCAAGCCGTACCGTAGCGGTCGGTCAACCTGCAACGCAAATGATGTCGCAGCATTTAAGTTCTGTGCTTCATGCGATGAACGGTCTGTACCAGAAAATGGAGAATGTACTTACAACTGAGATGGCATCAAATTTCGGTAAGCACAAAGCTACTGGAACTGCTACTGCCGTTACAGTTAACATCAAACAAGATGCTACAATCAACGATCTTGGAACAGGCTTGACTAAACTGCTTGCTGATGCTGAGAATAACGAATTCTGCGGATCTCCCGTTATCGTTGGTGCGCTCGGTTCTATCTTCCATCAGTTCGCTACTCAGTTCAAGTATCGCGGTATGATGACCGGTGATGCTTATAACGCACAGGCAATGGCTGACGCGATGGGATTCACCTTCTACGGTTCAGGTCAGACTGGTTCTACTTGGGGAGCGCAGCACATCGGATTGTTCAGTCCGGGTTCTACTCACCTGATCGAGCGTCTTGATAACGTAGGTGCGTTTGCAGGTCAGCGCGGATCATCATTCTTCACAACTATCACTGATCCTCGTGTTCAGTGTTGGACTCCAAACGGATTGTCAAACGTACAGTTCGATTTACAAGTGAAGTACATCGATTGTCCTGAAGATTTAGCTTCAAACATCGTTAACGGATACATTTCAAAAGCAAGCGTTACAGGCGCACGCGGTACTCTGTTGATCGTTAAGAAGCGTTACGATCTGTTCACTGTTCCTACCAATGCGTATGACGGTGCTGACGTAATTCAGGGTCAGAATGGAACTCTCCGTTACGCTATTACTAATACGTAATCGGAATGGGTTGTCTTAACGACTACATCGGGATAAGGTGGTGCGGAGGTTCAGCCTCCGCCCCATCTTCTCTTTATATTAACGATCTGCCAGGTCTTAGTATAAAGCAATTCAATTCGATCACAGACGAAGAAAACGGTACGTTCCTATCGGTATGGAACACGGTGCAGAATCGCGCTGAGAGAAGATTCGCGCTCGATGTACGTGAGGCAATGGGTGCTAAGTATCGGTTGAAGTCGTTAGCGCAGGGTGTGACTTTAAGTAGAGACATAGAAGATTATACTACTAATACATATCCAAATTCAACTTATTTAGGAATATCAATAGAATTAAATAGTGGTGATAATCTTTATACTCCATCACCATTAATGCAAATAAATGTTCAATCTGTTTCTTTTTACAATCCATTAGGAGTAAATACTGGTTTAGATTCAAGTGTTGTATTTTTTGATATGGATACTAATCAGATTTTGTATCAAAAATCAATAGTGCTTGGAGCAGGTGGCTGGGAGAATTATGAGATAAATCAATCTTTTTTATCTACTTCAACACAAAATCCTTTAAGAATTGCTTGTGTAATTAATAATGCTGAACAACTTGCATTTGTTTCACAGACATTGAATAGTGAAATCAGAATTAATAGTTGTTGCCAAGCAGATATAAATGGTATGTCAATTTCAGGCAATCAAGTATATTCTGAATCAGCAGAGTCTTATGGTGTAACAGCAACTTTCAATGTGACTTGCTCTTGGGATAGTTTGATCTGTCAGAATAAAAACTTATTTAGTCGTGCGTTCTGGTATCTATGCGGTATCGAATTTCTGACTGAACTAATCTACTCGACTACTCTGAGCAAGTGGACTACCATCGGAATGAATCAGATGAAGGACTTACGGGCTGAGTATGAAGTTGAATATCAAAAATCACTCAAACAAGTAGCGGACGGAATGTATCTCGATTGTGATTGCTGCCTTGATTGCGCATCACCCGTACAGATTCGTACTGCTTCACAATTCTACTAACAATGGGATGTAACTGCGGAGGCAAAAGAGGTGGCAAGCGTTGATTACGTTGTCAAAGGTTTAGCGAGCCTGACCGATACGGATAGTCTGCTCAGAACTATCAGTGAGGCTATGCTTGGAGAAACTCGACAGAGAATACACAACTTTGGCGAGAGGGCTGATGGCAGTCCTATTGGTACGTATTCACCTGAGTATATGAAGTTGAGAACAGGTAGTTATAGCACTAATAAATATACTAAGGGTAAGAATAAAGGTCAAACTCGCCCTAAATATAATGCTACTTCTGATACCAAAGTTATATTCTCATTGACAGGTCAAATGCAGAACGATTACCAAATCATTGCCATCTCCGATACAGAATATGGACTTGGATTCACTAACTCAGTTGATGCAAACAAATCCGTATGGCTCGCAGAGCGGTTTGGCAATGATATATGGGCATTGTCTGAATCAGAATTAAAGCAAGTCGATGCAATAGTACAAGAGTTCGTAAATAACGCATTCAAATAAATGCCATACATAACTGAGATAGTAGATAAGATCAATACGAAGCTGAATCAAATCAGCTTCAACTCACCGCAGTTCAATACGAATCTGCAAGGGCTATGCAATCTGCTACCTCGACAAACCGAAACGATACCGGCCATTGTGACTCTGTCCGGTTCGGCTGAGTTCAGCGGATTCGATGAACGGTATAATGTAGTTGTTTATCATCGGTGCTTATCTACTGAGCAGATCGATAATCCGAATCAGTTCGGTGATGCCAATACATTAGGTCGCGAACAGGCAAAGATGAGATTGATCGTATTTGCTAATCGCAGATCGATACAAGAAAATGAGCAATCGCTTGCATTTAGAATCGCTCGCGGTGTTTCATCACAATTCAATAGATCAGATATCAGTTCACTATTAGGTGTGAAAGGCATTATCGTTGATGCAGGATTGAGTAACTTCGATGGCGTTAACGTATTCACATCTGAATATAAGATGCCGATTACCTCTTATCCAGTGCAGCCGGAGCAGATTTATTTTGCGATGGATTACGTCTTGACAATTGACTACGACATCAATTGTATCAGTTCATGTTCACCATGTTAAAACAAATCTAAAATGTCTGTATATTATCCAACCTCTACTTGTGGCGGCGGTGCAATTCCGAAGTACACTTGTAACCCCTGCCCAGACTATGAATACGGCCGGATCAGGTCGATAGCTTTCGTGAAAAATTCCGTATCATTTACAAACCCATCCAGCCCAACACAATGGACTACTGCTATCGCAGCAGGTAACGCGATTGTGATCTGGGCAACTCAGGGTAACTATGATGGCGGAACTTCTCAGGAACTGCCAGGATTCGGTGATGCTGAATTCGTAAATGGTGGTGTGTCGCACGTATTGACTTACAAAGATGCAAGCACAACCGATAACTGCGATTTCTATAACGCGATCAAAAACTCTACTGAGTACACTGTATGGTTTCGCACATCGACAAGAATCTGGTCAGCAGGTGCGCCTGTAAACATTACTCCAAAGATGCCAATTGCTGACGATTTGAAATCAGTTGTATCGTATGAGGTAACTGTTAAATGGCAGAATGCTGATTTACCATGTTCTTACGATATTCCTGACGGTATCTTCGAGAACTGTTATATTCCTGTCTAATCGAGATTCCGATCCCGTAAGGTCGGATTCATTATAACAGACCAATGGCATTCAACAACACCGTACCGTACACGATAGACGGAACAATAGATACCAACACCAATCTGATCACGTTTGTGGTGAGCAGGTATAATCTTGATCGTAGAACTAATCTCTATGACGATCTGCAATGGACGGAGCAGTTCAGTATTCCTGCCGGAGCAGTTGTATACAAGCGCGATACTGATCAGGTCTTTATCCTACAGAATACCAATCAGGATCAGTTCAGTATCTATCAAGGTTGGTACGATTTGCAGGCTGATGTTCACTACTCATCGATCACGGTCGCTTTGGATAATATGGTCGATGCATTGGTAGCTCAGAATACGGGTGGAGGTGAAGGTAAAGGTGGTACGTTATATTACGACCTTACCGAAGCAGCTGCGATTGCGGCTCTTGGAGGCGGTGGAGTTGTAACAGGTGCGCTCTATCGAATTACCCTCGATGGTTCGTCAGGCGGTGCTGAGAATGATATACTATTTGTTAAGGCTCTTGATAGTTTCTACTTTGATACGTCAATGGGCTATTATGATGATGCTAACGGAGTACTCGGTACCGTTCAGGGCGTATTCAAGGGTTCAGGATTTGCGTTTACGGCTGCTGATGCTACGCTGACAACAAGCGGCAATGTTCAGTATAATTTTGACCCTGCTACTGATGCATTGGAACTTTCCTTTTTTACACCTAACTACATCTACGGCATCGTTGAAATAGCAATCACCGCTAACGAAACCCTCGAAACGATTACGGGCGGCTTTGAAGGCATGGAGCTGACGATTTTCGTTACGGGTGGGACTGCGAATGCGCTGAATGTAGCTGATACGGGGAATATAATTGTTGACCTAAACTTTTACTCGCCACCTGTTGCAATTCTTGACAATAATCTCGCATACATTAAGCTCAAAAAGCGGGGATCAAACTGGATTTTAATGCACACATTAACAATATAACATATGGCAAACACTACTAAGGCTTACGAATATCAGGGCGGTTACCTTATCGACTGCACAAAAGGCTTGCAGTACCACATCACCGATAACGCAGTAACGCAACTCGGTAAGGCTATTAATACTTCAGGACTGACTGAAGCTTACTTCGATTCATTCATTGAGGCAAAGATCGGCAACGCTAAACTCAGCGCAGACAATGACCGCATCTTGCCATCGGATGAGATCACAACCCTCACGCAACTAATCATCGAGAAATCTCAGGACTTCGACTGATATGACCCAGCGCAACCTCGACAGATTGACTGAATCGCACAAGTGGATAACGGTAACGGCTATCCCTGCACTGCTCACGGTGATTCTGTACTTCTTGACTAAGATCGACAAGAAGATAGACATCGCTGCCGATGCGGTTATTCGGCATGAGCAGAAATTGCATGACCATGATAGTCGAATCGATCACGTTGAACAGTACGTATATCGCGCTAAATGATTAACACTAATCGATTATATCTGATGGTTCAGTTGCTACGTCAGCAACTATCATCGCCGATTTCATTAACCACTACTGGCACGTCTGGCCCGGCTACACTGACAGGTACGGCATTGAATATTCCGAACTATTCAAGCGGCGGTGGCGGTGCATCACAGAATATCATAATGGCAATAACGGCAGCATACTAATGTACCTATCAGCAACTAACGAAAAGATTCAGGTCGTACTATCAGGTACGATCACTACTAACCAATTGCAGTGCGTTGCATCGTGGCAGGATATTACCTCTCTTGGTATGACCCTGCCGCAATCAAGCAGTCAGGCCGTAACGAATAACGCTACTGCGATTGATCTTGTTGCAGTGCCGGGTGCTTCGACTACTCGGCAGGTAACGCATATCAATATATACAATTCCGATACGGTTGCTGCGACTGTAACGGTTCAGAAAGATGTGGCAGGTACTGATTATGTACTGACTAAATCATTGCTTCAGGTCGGAGATACGCTGCAATGGTCACGCGAGTACGGTTGGACTATACTGAAGAAGTCATCTCAGGAATCGGTTATCCTGACCGAGTTCACTGCTAACGGTACATGGACTAAGCCTGCCGGACTTAAGCGTGTAATGGTATGCTGCATCGGTGCAGGTGGAGCAGGTGGATCAGGCAGATGTGATAATGCAGGTCTTAACCGCTTTGGCGGTGGTGGAGGCGGTGGTGGTGCAGTTGTATGGCGGCAGATTGCTGCAACTGATCTGACTGCTACGGTTGCAGTCACTACGGGTACAGGCGGTACGGGCGGTACGGGTGTATCGACTGTTGCTACAAGTGGTAATCCAGGTACGGCAGGTGGAGATACTTCATTCGGTGCGCTTGTAATAGCCAAGGGTGGTAGCGGTGGGACGGGTGGTACGCTTGTGGGAGGTACGGGGGGGAACGGAGGGCAAGGTGGTTCATGTACTCCATCTTTTTCGCCTTATGCACTAACTGCAGCAAGCGGAGGGGCGGGTTCAAATTCAAGTGGTTCACAAGGAGGAACTGGATTTAATGCAAATACGGCTTCCCCAAGTGGTGGCGGTGGAGGTGGTATAAATAACAGTAATACTAACGCAACCGCAGGAGGTCAGGGAGGCAGTGTATATGCAAACGGAATCTTAGTAAACGGCCCGACTTCAGGCGCAACACCGAACGGAGTTGCCAATCAGTCCAACTTCTTATTTTTTAGCAATACCCTGACAACTGGCAAAGGAATCGGCACAGGCGGTGCAGGAGGATACCCATCGCTTCCTGCCGGTGCAGGTAACGGAGGCGACTACGGTGCAGGTGGTGGCGGTGGTCGTGCTTCACTCACAGGCACTCTATCCGGTGCGGGTGGAAATGGTGGAGGTGGTCTTTGCTTAGTAATGGAAATCTATTAATCAAACATATGAAAATTAACCCGTACTTAGGTCGTACCGTTACAGGTTGTTCAGGTGGTTCGACTTGCATTGTTTCGGATATTGTTTGTCCTAACGCTCCGGCTATTCAGCCTACTACTACTACCAAGCGCAAGGGACGTAAATAACATACGACCATGCGAAATCCATTTCGCTATGTAATAGCTACGACTTATTTGTTTAAGGACGTAGATGAGGAAGATTTTGATGAAAAACTCCACAAACGGGAGGGACTAATTAAAGTTGATCTTTGGGAGGTGATGGAAGTGCTTGAACATATCGATGGTGGATGTGAACTTGTTTATTACGATGGCGAATCGCGTCAGGTGTTTGGGTCGTTTTCGCATTGGTGCGAATGGCATAACAAGGCTAAGGCAGATCAAAGAATGTTTGTAATGTTTCCGGCATTAAACTAAGCTATGACTATCCGAGAGAGATACTACGAGAAAGCGAAAGAGTTAAAGTTAAAGAATCCGAACCTGAATGCTACGCAGCTAATTCAAATGCTCGGATACGTTGGTAGTATTGATAGTTTCCGAAACTATATCAGCAAGCCGCTGAACGCTGAACTAAAGCATATAGATATTTGCCGACCTAAAACATTTGCACCATCAGCAGATGCAATTCTGCAATCGATGGATGAGTTTAACAAGTACGATCAGAACGGTGATCCTTATGAGCCATTTACAGATGGATTCTACATTGACCCTACACCGATACAACTTGCAACGGGCAAGAAGTATCTTGTAATGAATGATCACCACATAGGTATACACTCTACATCGTTATGCATTAAGCCGCTTGTATATGCAAAGGATAGGGGCGATATTGATTCCATTATAATCAATGGGGATCTACTCGATTTCGGCAGCGTCAGTTCACACGCGGCCAGTCCTTACGAGAAGATGAACCTCAAGGATGAAATCGCTCAGGCTAAGACCTACCTGCGACTTGTACGGAATATGTTTCCGAACGCTGAGATAATCTATGCAGAGGGAAATCATGAATATAGACTGAGCAGATTCATCGCTTCTAACGCCAAGCAGTTCGATGGGATTATATTCTTGGAGCGATTGCTTCAGCTTGAACATTTCGGTATTCAATTCGTGCCATACCATAAGCACGTACAAATCGGACATCTGCACGTAATGCACGGGCATCACATTAAAGGTAGCGGGACGAACGTAGCCTCTACGATACTTGCTAAAGCAGGGGTGAACATCATGTTCGGGGATCGACATCGATCTCAGGAGGCAACTCGTAAGCGGTTCGATGGGTCTATCATCGGAGCGTGGGCAGTCGGTTGCCTCTGCCCGTTATCGGTATCGTATAGTTTGTATAACCCTGACTGGATTAACGGATTCGCAATAGTCGAATCAAATCAGGACGGGACATTTCAGGTCGAGAATAAGCAAATCATAGGAGATAAAATCTACTGAAATGAGTTACCTAACCGAGCAGATACTGATGATTGTATGTGTTGCGGTTATTGTGTTAGCAGTAGTGTTGTCGATTTATACCATCATTAAGCAGTCAAAACAAGATTAACGTAGTAACATTCCACCATGATAGTAACAGTCACCAACGCAGAGGATCTAATCAAAGCGGTCAGAGATGCCGAAACGATGAACATCACAAAGATTATCATTGATGCGGATGAGATAACCCTAACCGCTCCGGTTCACCTACCCAAGAAACTCAAGGCACTCAGTAAGCAGCTAATCATTGACGGATGCGGTACTACTATCAAAGCAGGTGTACCTATGCCGTACATGATCGGCAGACCGCAACCGCTTGACGCTAACGAGGCTAACAACGTAATGCAGTCACATGGGTTCAACATCGAAAATATGTTCTTAGACTGCAAGGGAATAGCTGAATACGGCATTCTAATGCGATGCACCTACCATGACTTGATCAAACGGGTGACGGTTATCTCAGCGGCCAAAGGTGGTATCATCGAAGAGTTCGGAATGAACTGCCTTATTGCGTTATGCGAAACGCGAAATATCTCAGGCATCGGTATCGGTCTGCATAACGGCACGTACACCGGTGCAGGTTTTAACAAGTCCGGCTCAAACATGGGTACGGTAGATCAGTGTCGGTCGTTTCCTAAGCAAGGGCAGATCGCTTGCTTCAGTTCAACCGCATCCGGTAACACCGCATTCATCCGATGCACGGTTGACGCGGCTACTAACCAAATACCTCAGCGTGGATTCTATGTAGTTAACGATGGCTCGACAACGTGCAAATCGGTTCGGATCACAGACTTCTGGGCAGAAACATTAACATCTGTTGCAATGATTGATCTCAGCCTGACAGGTGGTTACGCTCATATCTCAGGCGGCTTCCCTCAGTATGCCGGCACGATGGTACGCGCTCAGGGGACAAACTATTCAGAGGTTCACATCGAACGCTACGGAAACATTCCAGGCTCTGCAAAGTTTGAGGCGATCGATCAGGATACTTGTTGGTACTTCGGATCGAACGCGGTAAGCTATGACTTTACTAATGCGACCAATTGGTTAAACAATAGCTTACCTGGTAAGTACTGGGTCGAGGGATTCCATCATAATAAAGAATGGTCGTTACGCGCAAAGGGTGCGACAAAACTCAACGGAAAAAACATTCTAACCCAAGTCTGACTATGATACTCATTCTCTGTTTGCTCCTGTTGGTTCTGATAGTGATTGAGATATTTGACGAAAACAACCTTAGATGAAATTGAAACGATACTATCAGCCTACACCGAAACGATGGCGCAAATTAGGTGACTCGATCTTGTTTGCCGGTATGACTATGACGGGCTATGCGATCTTCAGCGAAGATAAATGGTTCGCTATCGTTTCGCTTATCCTAACCGTAGCAGGTAAAACTATAACTAACCTATTCACAGATGATATTGACCGACAAGATCAGTGAGTTCCTGACCTATGGCGATTGTATCAAATCTGAATACGCTACTCGCAAAGGTCTGAACAATACACCTAACGCAGATCAGATTCAGAACCTGATGCACTTGGGCAAGTTCATTTACGATCCCCTCTGTGAATACTTTGGCCGCAAGATTCCGATCACATCGGCCTTCAGGTCTGAGAAAGTTAACAAAGGTATCGGTGGTGCAGCATCATCGCAGCACGTAATGGGTCAGGCAATTGACCTCGATCTGGATGGTACTAACCGGCAGATATTCGATGCGATCCGAACCTTGAAGCTACCGTTCGATCAGTTGATCTGGGAGTTTGGTACACCGGATGAGCCTGCATGGGTTCACGTTAGCTACTCATCGCGTCATCGCAAGAAGATGCTCCGAGCGGTAAAGATTCACAACGGTAAGAACATGGTCACTAAATATCAAAACTATAATGTATAGTCAGAATAACGAAGAACAAATCATACTGAACTACTTTGGATCGGCTACGGGAAGACTCCTTGAGATCGGAGCATACGATGGGATCAGCTTCAGCAATTCGTATCAGCTATTACTGAACGGATGGGAGGGCGTAATGGTCGAGGCCTCTCCGACCGTGTTTGAGAGCCTTGAGCGAAACTTATCAGGCTTGCAGGTGCAACTACTTAACGAGTGTATAACGCTCACTGACGAGGCTGAAATCACATTCTACGATAATCAGGGCGCGGTAGCTACAACCTCAGCTGCTCACGTTCAGAAATGGCAGCAGCAGGAGAAGTTCACACCGATCACGGTCAAACCGATGAGTCTTGCATCTCTACTCGATAAGGTAGGAACTGACTTTGCAATGGTCAATATCGATGTCGAGGGGCAGTCAGCGGATCTGTTCTATGCTGCCTTCGATGCGATGCCTGACGTTCAGCTATGGGTGGTCGAGCATGATAATCAGATCGATCAGATCACGGCTCACGCGGTAGGATATAAGATGTTGCTACATAACGGGGAGAATCTTATCTTAGCGAAATGATACGGCACGATCAGGTAGTTTGGTTCGGGGTAGGGGTGCTACTAACAGTATTACTATTTCGTTCATGCCTGCCTGATCCTATCGGTTCGGTTGAGTATATTAAAGGTCGTACCGATACCGTACTGACCTACCAACGCGATACAGTTGTACGATATAAACCTATGCCTTATGCGGTACTCGCTACCCCTGAAACTCTTATTCTGGCTAACCCTACTGCCAGTGTTGATTCTATCCGCGTTTATCGCAATGTTATTGATTCTGGCAGTGTATCTATTGAGGTTACCGATACTGTTCGGGGCTATCTCATCACACAACATATCGCGTACCAAATCCCTACGATTCACACCCATCGAACCGATACCATTCGAGAACGGTGCAGACCTCTCCCAATCGCATTGTCAGGAATATACAATCTCCAAGACCGATCAGTAACGGTGCAAGGTCAGTACTTACGGGATCGAACGGTTGTAACGGGTGGGTACAATCTTTACAACAAATCAATATCAATAGGTTATGGAATCAGATTTTGACTGCGTACTGAATAAGTACTGCTTTGCTTCCAAAATTTATTATCCTGCATTCGATGACCTCAAGGAGTTCCTATCCGATCCATCGCCTGACAAGAGATTAGTTCTACTCGATTATAACGATGCAGATTTTATAGATCAGATGATACTGATTGAACAGAGCAAACAGCCGGTAGTTCTGCTCCTGAAGGACTGCTACACCGTAGGCGAATGGGCAGGGATACTACCGATCATCAAGTCCATCGGGGTCAACTTCGCCATTAGTACGGTAGGGGATAATGGGTTGGTAGAGTGGCATGATTGATTTGGTAGTTTCGGAATAGTTTGTATATTTGCCATATGAAAACAAGTCGCAACCGTCCGCAAGAAATCCGTCCGAGCGAAGAGAGGCGAGAGGATTTAGATGCGGTTAAGGCGGGGATTAACCCTGCTTGTAAATTGCAAGCATAATTAATAACTGCACAAATGGATTTTGTAAAAACCGGTTAGCAGCATCAATCAAACAAGCAATTGCGATTGCGTTTCGCATTTTGTTTGTGTTTTTGAGTGTGAATCAAAAGCAAAGTTTTGCTGCTATTTATTAAAGGTAAGCGCGCCAACGCTTGCCTTTTTTTATTATGCTCAGCCGGTATGCGACAAAGATATAAAACTTTTTTTATCCCTGCATCAGGTGGAATCTCTTACAACTGATGCTTATCGGTACTGAGAACCTAAAGGACTGCTACACCGTAGGAGAATGGGCAGGAATACTACCTATTATAAAATCCATCGGGGTTAACTTCGCAATAAGTACGGTAGGAAATCATGGCATAGTTGAGTGGCATAATTAAGCAGGGGACACCCCTGCCCCCTGCTACAACAACCCTTAACTCAAAATAAACCTACTCAAAGATAGTAATCGTTTCGCCCGATTCGATCAGCTGAATTAACTCTTTTGGCGTGTATCGGGCAAGTACGATGTTCATCGTATCATCAAACAATTCTGCATTATTATAGCGAAAGTATCTACCGTTCACGCTCATTTCGCGTATCACTTTCGGACGCGGACTGATCAGCGTAGCAGGCTTACCCCTCCCGTGCAATCCTATTCTGTACGATTTATCACCTAAAACGTAATCGAAATACAACGATCCCATCGCACTGTACGTATCCGTTTCGCGTGCAATAGTCCCGTCTGACCGGTATCGCGTGTAACCGGATTGAATTAGGTAGAGTTCGAGTGGGGTCATACGAAATATGAATCAAATTCATAAATTACATATCTACTATCACCTTGTACTACTACATTTACAAGTCTAAAAATAACATCTCCACCCGGTTTGTACGGAATAAATATAAAATCTTTTGGATGATTTTCAAACATTATCTCTTTTTCAAGATCACGTATAACCTTCCATGCACTTGCATAAAAGTCTAAATTATTAAGATGTGAATCTAAAAAACTTTCAATGTTAGAAATTCTAAGTAGGTTATACTCCCTACATCCATTTAAGTTTATACTATCTGATATTGTTAGGTTTCTCATAATCTATACTATTATCCTTACCATTCGTGTTCTATTCTCCGTGACGTGTTCGATCTGATAGCCCTTGTATTTACAGTACATTTCTAACCACTTAGTAGTGGTGTTGATCTTGACCTTATTGTAATCTGGGTTGTCCGATACGAACTGATTATGTATATCTGCCTTCGCCCTACTCATCGTGCAGGTTATATTCATATCGCACCAATCTATCCAATCCTGACAGGACTGGTGCAATAGTTTCTTAAATGATAGGTTCTTATTCTCAGCCGCTACCAATCCGTTATTCAGGTAGTATTGAAAGCAATCGAACATAAAGTTATAAAATTTATTCCATTCGTCACTGTCCCAATCATCGTACAGGATATGGCCAAACTCTTCTTCAGGTGTGTGCGACTTGTTAAAATACTGCTTAAACTCCATTTCGTGCTTCCGTCGGTCAATCGAATTACCATCACCCTTGATCGAATAGTTCGAGGTGATGATAAACTTTGGGGATCTCTCGTACGGGATAAAGAACGGGTTCTTATTTTTCTTTTCGATCTCGATGCCTGAAGTCAATACGGCAAACAACTGATCGAAGTTGAAATCTTTCTTCACGTCATCCATCCATACGATCTGAGTATCTATGCTCAGGCTCTGCCATAGAAAAGCCTTATCGAACTTAAAGTTCTTACCGTCAATAAACGCTAACCGTTTCATCTCGCGCAGACCCTGTACGAAAACACCCTTACCCGTACCACCCTCAGCAAAGTCCGAGATAGCCTCATCAGTCAGGACTATCGCTCGTGACTTGTTCTTGTCCTTATAATTGTGCAGCATATAACCGATGATACTGGTCAGTGCAAAATAGTTCTGCGCCTGATGCTCCTCAGGTGGGTGATTACCGCAACTAACCAATGATATGAACCTTTCATATTCACATTCTACATTCTCATCGATACTAATGGGACGCGATAGTATCTGACGCGACCAGATACATCCCGGCAGTTCGGAGTATTCGATCGCCTCGATTCGTTTCTTAGTGACCTTCACCGCGTGGTTCTGAAAGAAGAAATACCCCTCATCACGTCTATCTTCTATCCATTCAGGATCGCAGTAATCAAGGAACATCAACTGATCAGGGTGAACCAACTGACGCGCCTTAGTCGTAAACGATTGAAGCACCGTGTTCATCTGCGGGTCAGCCGGCAGTAACCGTTTCATGTAGTTGTTTATACAATCGATTATATCGGTTCGGTCGCAAAGGCTGATGATATTGTTTGTCTTACGGATAAGTATTATCGTATCCTCTGCTAACTTATACCGGTAGAATCCCTGCTGACTGAGCCACATAAACATCAGATGATAGTTGAAATCAATCTGAAGCCTATCGTTCGGGCGTTCTATAACCGTCCAGAACTTAGTGATCGTCTTACCGGATTCGAGCGATGCGATCAGCGTCTGCGCTTGTACGGGTTTCAATCCGTTGCGCTTGGCTTCATCAATCAGCTTATCATCGCTCACACCCATCTGCTTCTGAACCTTGAAGCTATTCAGTATCCGTACATTCTCAAACACGGCCGTCCCGGTCTGAGCGGTGTTGCCGTAAGCAGACTTCACCACCGCTAATATCTCTCGCTCACCGAAGTCCTTACCTGCATAACTCAGTGCAACCGATTCAGCACTGGCTCGACTTACACCGAACCGATTCATAGCAGCACAGAACGAGTGAATGTAACTGTTACGGCCTCCGGTAGCAAAGGTCTTACGTCTATCGAGCCATGTTTTAATACGTTGAATTATCTCATGCTCATCAGTCACTGGGAAGTACGTGTGCGAGCCTGACGGTTGCGGTTCTTCGCCTTCCTCAGCGATGAATACCGGAGCAGATTCGTTAACGTATATCTCAGGGTCAATCGAATCAAAACAACTGCGTGGCAGGTCACCACCGGTATCAAGTGTGGGCAGGTTGAAGTACTCCTGCAATGCTCTGAAATGCCTCTCATGCTGCTCTATGATTGGAGGGATGCGGACTATTGCCTTTACGCCCGTACCCGTTGGTGAGAGGAACGCTACATACACATACGGGTTTCCTATCACATTCGCCTTGACCTCATCGTCAAAGTCCAGACAGATCAGTCCTGAGTGAGCAAGGCAGCCGGCAGCAGATCGGTGGTTAAACTCACCTGACCATAGGTAAACGGGTAGCGATTCCTTGAGCCGCTTGATCTGCACCGGATCACTTGTTGCGCGTAGTTCTTCAATGATGTTCCGCGTGTGGGGCGATCCGTGTCGTATCCTTTCGATTACATCGGTAGGCTCGATTAAGGTCGGACTGGTTAACTTGAACAGGGTCGGAAAAATAGTAATCATTCGGGGTGGTTAAGGGGGTGTGAAGGTAGTGAACTATCGGCAGCTATCGCATTCGATTCCGACCATGTATCCGCGATCACGTAACGGGTTCGATGCGCTCAGGGTAGCACCGCATCGGCAGTTCGATTCGCATCGCTTCAGTTCAGACCTATGATCCCTCCTCCACTTGATATGCTGCGATGCGATCGCTCGGATCATTGATAACTCTTCGTCTGATGCCCTCTGGCACAGATCGGTGATGTTGGTGTTTAGCATGGGGTTAGTATTAGGTTTAGTTGTTGTGCTGTTCTTAGATTCTACGGTTTAATAACAGCGAACTTGCCACAATTATAATTCAATCGGGACTGGTAGGGGTTATTCATATCTGACTCCATTCATAATAGAACTGATGCCAGTTCCGTGCAATAATATAAAACCCTCCCGACTTCTCGACCTCAGCCTGAATCTTCTTCTGATCCTCACTCTGCCGATCCTTGCCGATCTTGACCTCGATCGCTACCGTAGCACTGATAGTTCGATCTCCCACCTGTATCGGTTTGCCTGCCATTATATCGGCTATTCCCTTTCGAGTGCCTGACCGTGTCCATTTGCCGTTACGCATGATTCCGGTGTTATTGATCCGGTCTGCATAGCCTCCGGTCAACCGGATAAAATCAACGATGGCCGTAGTCAGTCCGTTTGCGGTCTTATCTGAGTATTTAGTCATAGGTACATACGATTCGGGTAGTGTTGTCTTACTGCACTTCGATCTGTGTTTGAGTTGTTCGAGGTCGCGTAGGGTCATCCGTTAGTCGAAGTTTATTTCTGATTGTGTGGGATGTATAGGCTCTAAGTCATTGATACCGCAAAATCCATTACAATCTGTTAATGGTTTAGGCTCGCGTCCTTTCATCATTGATATATCTTTGTAATACGGATAATCCTTATGTGACTTCAAAAATACTAAAAGTCCTGATTTCTGATCTTTTAACATTGTAACTGGCTTTCCTTTAATGTCTGTTAACTGATGTTCCATCTCAGCCATCTTATTAAACTTATCCGGAAACTCGCGTTGCATCTTTTGCCAGTATCCTATACCGCCTTGAACACATCCAGTATTTAAACAGTTATTGTTGTTAAATCCTAATTTGTAAGCGGTAGGTATTCCTATACCGTGATTGTTTAACAATTCAATGCAAAGCTTTTTGGAATATCCAAACATTAATAATGGATAAATGGCGTTAGCTTTCGGGGAATTCAATGTCATGGCTTTAGCTCTTTTTGGCTCGTCAATATCAAATCCAAATACCTGATACTTATACTCATTTTCTTTTTGAAACTTCTCTCGTACTACTCTTTTAAGTTCACTTGAGCATATTGCACCATGTGCTACGTTCAGGCTTTTATGTTTAAGCCAGACTTCTTGAATGCTTTGATATCTACTATTCGATATTGATTCAATTTGTTTACCATACCACAACTCACAATCATGCTTAAAGCGGTAAGTATCTTCATCTTCATTGTACGTATCAATAAAAACTATGCGTACATTGTCTGCGCCAAACAATTGAATTGAAAGCCAACAAGCCACCGCTGATGTTACACCTCCAGACCACCATGCTATTATCATCCGTTTACGATTACATCCATTTGCATCGCAATATCGCGCCACTTATTTACGTTCGATCGGTACTGATTGTAGTTGTAGTAATCGCGTTCGATAGCATCGAAATACTGCGACCAGACGTATTCAAGTGATCGCGGTGAGGCTACCATACCGTGATCCTTATAGAACTGTTGTATCATCCCAGTATCTGTACATACGTTCCTGCGTTGATCCATCTGGGTAGATAGTTCTCCAGATGCGCGGTGCAATCTTGTAATCGGTTGGTTCATTTCGGTCGTGAATTAAAGTTAAAACATCTTTTAGTAATCGAAGGTTCAAATAGACTCGACCGTAGCGAGTTGATGATTCGGATCGATTCATTTCTGGTTCGTTTTAGGTTTAACAGGCAAATAGTTATTACATTCAGTAATACCGTCCTTAATTGTAAATTCAAAGTCTGAGTAACTCTGCATATACTTGTCAGGCGTTGCAGTGAATCTGTAACAAGACTCTCTCAGTGGACAGTCATTGTTTTGGCACATGGATATATCAGGCATTCCGTTCGCCCTCCTTTCCGTAGGTTTCGTTGCTCATATCATCAACCCTCCTATGTACTCCCGACACTGTCCGACCCGTTCACGTAACCGAGCAATAGCTGCATCGTCACGCTCAACCTCGAACGTCTTCAGTCGTAATCCTACCGGTAGATCGCTATACTTCATCCGCGCCTTAACCTTATCATATACATCCATCTCAACCTCCGATTCACCCATTCCGCGAGCAATACTATACGCCTCACGTTCGATCAGGTGATCGGGTGCATCCATCAAACAGTACACGATCATTCCCTTACTGATTCCGGTCAGTGCCATGTAGGTCTGAAGCTGCCAGTAGTATTGATTCGGTAGTTCGGTTTCAAGCAAGGGAAAGCTGAAACAATCCCAAGAGCATTTAATATCCGGTACAACCGTAGGCAGCACCAGGTCAGGCTTTCCAATTAGGTCAGCATCGTTGTAGGTCGTTTCGTTCTTATACACCAGTCCCCATCCTAACTGCATTGCGGCAAACTCAATCGCATCAGATTCCATCGCGTTACCCTTATCGAAATACTTAGATGTGATCGTCTTCGGACGGTTGTAGATTTTCTCCTTAAGCCACGTCTGGCAGTAGGTCTTAGCCGTTTCGCTTAGTCCAGATCCGCTTCGGGCGTTGGTCATAATCTGGCTCGCGGCTGATGCGCGAATCTTAAATTCTAATTGCATAGGTCAATGAGGTGTTGTGGTGAAACTACGTATTTCTTTTGAATCTGTTCAATGGTTACCGTGCCGGCTGCGATGGCTGCCTTCGCATCGTTCCATTTCGGATGAGTCGGGGTGAGCGATTCCTTGCTGATCGTTTCGCGCACTCGAAGCGCATCTACTACGTCACCAAACGCTTTGACTTTTTTCACGTACAATGTGATCTGACGGCCTGCCCATTGCTCGATGAAAGGCGTACCAAGTACTTTGGTGATACTCTTCAGGTTAGTAGCGTTTAATACCATAGGCTTCTGACCTTTCAGGTGCGCTACTACGCAGCTTTCTTTCTTACCGTCAGTATTCGCAATCATTTCGCTCGTAATACGGTCAATCGTTACGGTTAACTCTGGATTGTCAGAGCCATCGATCAAAGCCCACGATCCAATATAATCTGGATTGTAAACCTTCTTATAATGTGTTAGGGGTGTTGTTGTCATTTCTTATAGTTTAATATTGTTCCATGATTTACATCGTACACAAACGCCAACTGATGGCTACTGTATGGGCTTGACCGGATCTCTTCGATCTGATCATCACTCAGCGAACGGATCCGACCTGACTTCTGAGCCTTGACCAACCCATTACGCATCCGGCATCTCTTAACCGATACAACCGATCTGCCTAACAAATCAGCTATCCTACGGTCACTCAGCTTCAGGTTGTCCCGAATCATTCTGAGTTCTTCGGTAGTCCAGTATCGTTTCATGAGCGTAAGGATTTACAGTAACTCTTCAGGTAAACTGCACGTTCCTCATACTGTAATACAATGAACTTCGCATAGTCACGAATCTCTTTACACTTATCTGATTCGCATCCACCCCTCAGTGCCGTCTGCACATATCCGGCCGATACTTTCATTTCCACTGCGATTCGGCTGATGTCGCCGAACTTTAATTGCTTAATGATGTTCATAATCTATTTGGGTTTATCTGTCTGTTCAATTCATCCGGTGAGGCATTCTCCTGCCAGTTCAGATCATCTTCGCTCTCGCTCGGAAAATCCAGTTCATAATCGACCTGCATCTGGTTGGCACATTCAAGGAAGCATTCCAATCCTGTCAGGCTAAACATCGATCGGGTCAAATCGATTGTGTCCGATTGCCACTGTGCTATCGCATCACGTGGCGGGCAATTGTCAAACTCATCGCGCAGTAACCGAACTAATCGGTCTGCTTCGTCTGGGGTTAGGTTGCGTTTCATATTGCTTGAGATTGATTGTAAGCGTTAGCAGCATCAGTAGTGATTCCAAGAACTTTGAAATCCCTGCCGGTAAATCTGTTAAATTTAGCGTGACTTAACGCCTCTTTTTCGTTCATTGCAGTAACAATGATTGTACATTGTCCGCCTATGGCGCGAGTGTAGGTAACTGTGTAGTTGTTTTTCATGTGGGTTGTTGTTGTTATGTTTATTATCTTACTGATGATATTTTGACCCATGTTTTCATATAACCTTTAGGCCATTTAACTTGAACACGTTGCTTTTGGTTATCAATAGCAATGATTTCGCCAGTTACGTCTTTTTTGTCACCTGTAATACCTGTTATAATTTGACCTTTTTCCATTGTTGTTGTTTGTTATTGACCTTGCAAATATATATACTACAACACATCCATACCAAGCGAAACCGTTACGGGTTTTAGGTAATAATCGTAACTGACTGATTTACAACGGTAGAATCTTAATAATGCGCTATAGGGTAGCGGTAATAATACGTTAGCAAACATTAAATTCTATCAGCTTTCAATTCCCTGATTCTAAAAAACCCCTCAAATTCAGGAAACTCTTCCATCATTTTTCTTGCATAATCGGGTCTAAAATTATTATTTACTTTATATTCATCCCTTGAAGCTATATCAGTATGCCATCTAATAATTTCAAATATCCCATTAGCCGAGTAGTTTTGAAACCCTCTTTTGTTTTTTGCGATTAGAGAATACTTTTTAAAGCTTTCCCAAATGTGAGGGTTTTCTTCGTGATACTTTTTAAAATCAATCATAATATTAACGATTTGCTAACAAGGTATATATGCAATACCCTATTAAGGTTTATATTTAATTTTTAAGTTCGGTACAAGGGTACTGCATATATACCCAACCGTTACCTGCAACCCACCCCGATCAGGTACAAATCAGGGCTAACCCGGTTCGATTAGCCCCGATCGGGTGCGGATTTAATATCCCCTCAATCCAATAAATTCATGTACGGTCTTTACGCCACAATGAGGAATTTTCCTCATTTTTTCTATTTTTATATTCTCAATAAATTCCTCTTTATACTCAATATAAGGTAAATCAGATTGTTTATAAGATACGCCCCATTCTATCCATTTAAGTACATTTTGTAGCCTGCGACTACACGAATTAAACTCGCCCCATTTTAGAATTGGGGTTAAAGTTTTAGTATCTTTTTTTAATTGCTGATGATAGGTTTCAACAATGTCTAATGCTTCTAAATACTGTTCTCTGGTTATCATAGTTTTTAATTTTGTTTATAATCTAAATCTTGTTATTAACTACTTCGTGCGCCAAATCCTGACACCGGTAGGCTCTTGCTGAGTAGCAAACTCCCAATCCAGACCATGCCGTTTAGCCCAAGATCGAGCGCAAGCAGCTAATTTGTTCTGTAATTGCGGTACAGTTCCACGTCTGGCCGTTTCAAAAAAGTTCTGGTTCAGCTTCATTTGCGCCCAGGGATACTTGGTTCTACGGGTTCTTTGCAATCCGTCAGTAACTGAGTTGTACCGGATCGGTGCGTCATAATCATTGTTTAACGTCAAATCTTCCATCTTGTTTTAATTTTAAGTTGTCAATAGTGGGACAAAGATAATAGACAACCTTTGTAAACTCATTCA